GATCGTGAAGGCGTAAAGCCACACGAACGGGTCGGCGTTGTTCTGCCTGTTCAGGAGGTCGATCTGGTTGCCCGTCAGTGTCATGCCAGCTCCTCGAGTCCGAACTCGACGTAGTAGACCCCGCGGAACGGCTCAAAGACCTGCCACGACTCGGGGGCGAACCGGACCTTGCGGGTCAGGCCATCGACCGGGTCGGTGAAGTTGAACGCCTTGCCGCCCTCCTTGCTGTGCCAGAAGGCCAGCAGCGCGTCGAACGCCGCCTGCCCCATAGGCTCGGTCTGCAAGCGGTCGTAGAGCCTGTAGCCTTTCGAGATCCGGGCCTGCGTGTACTTGTAGCCAGCGTCCGCTGTGGTCGATTCGGTCACGTGGACCACGGCCGGCGCGAACGGGTAGACGACCCGCGCCACGGTGTTGAGCGACCCCGAGGCCGCGCCCTCGGTCAAGACCGGGTAGCTCGCCAGGTCCTCCCACGGCGTGAAGCTCGGGACGACCACGCCCTCGTCCCACGTCGTGACGCTGACAGTCTTCGTCGTGTCGTTGCTCTGGACCCAGATGCCCTCCCCCAGCCCCTGCGTGATCCGCGCCGCCGTCCCATCGACCACGATGCCGCTGGAGGGGTTGAAGACGCCGGGCAGGCCCGCAGTAGCCACCAGGTTCACGCGCACGCCGCCGACCAGCAGCTCCAGCTCGGCCGGTCCGCCGAGCCCCGTGCCGGGTTGGTCGCGGACCGCCAGCTCCACCGTGTAGTTGGTGGCCTCGTTGACCGTGAAGCTGGCCGATGCCAGCTCGAGCTTGACCCCAGCCAGGTAGCGCCACAGCTTGGCGATGCCGCCCGCGGAGGACCGGCCGATATACCCCACGTAGCCGGTCAGGGTCGAGCCGTTGCTGCTCGGCGTCGGGGCGGAGCCGCGCACGATGAGGCCTGCGTAGCGCCAGTGCGCGACGCCGTCCGTGCCCGTGGACTCCCACTGGACCGTCAGCTTAGGGGTCTGTTTGCGCGTGTCGTCGGCGGGGCGCTGCGATAGGGCCGCCCATTCGCCGTTCGTGAACGTTGGGTCGCCGAGGCCCGCGGCCGCGAACTGGATCGCGTCAGCGGGCGAGGTGTCCCGGGTGATCTTGCCCTGGGTCGCCCCGGCGGCGCTTTGGAGGTCGTGGTAGAACGCCGACTGGACCGAGCGGCCGGTGTCGCCGAAGTCCGAGGTGTCGAGGAAGCTCGCCGCCTTGTTGAGCCGCACGAACTCGTCCCGCACGAGCACGTCACCGGTCGCCGGGTTGGTCGCGGTCCAGGCCGTGACCTTCTCGCGCAGGCTAATCGGGAAGTCCGGCGAAAAGTTGACCACGCGGTCTTGGCCGAGCAGGATCCCGCCGCGCCCTGTGCCGGTGATCTTGCTCACCGTGCTGTCCGTGATCGGTGAGAACAGGTTGAAGTTTTGAAAGACTACCCCATTGACCGTCACGTTGCTGATTGTGCCCGACAGGACAGCGTTACCGGCCACGGTCGTGACGGTCAACTTGAGCCCGACGGGCTGCTCGAAGTCGGTCGGGATAAACCCCAGCGAGTACGGGAACGTGATCAAGTTGGTGCGGGTCCCGGAGTTCCAGCGCACCAGGGAGAAGGTCGCCGTCGTCGCGGCCGCGTCTGCCTCGAGCAAGAACCCGTAACCCGTGATCCCGGAATAGTGGATCCCCGACGTGGAGTCGGACGTGAGCGAACCTCCCGTCACGCGGGCCAGGACGCCGATGCACGACAGCAACGGGCTGGAAGGGATGTTGGCCGGCGCGTTCTCGCGCAGGTAGGCCTGCACCTCGACCGCCACGTCCTCTTGCAGATAGGGCCGCCAGAGGAACCCGCAGGCCTTGTCCGCGGCCCCGCCCATGCCGTGGGGGTAGGGGTGGCCGTCGCCGTCGAAATCGCACAGCGTGCCGAAGGCAAAGCCCGTGTCCGGCCGGCAGCCGATCCATTGGGTCAGGATCGACCCGTAGTGCGTGCTCCCAGCGTCGAACGTGTCCTGCCGCGGCCAGACCTGCGCCACGTCACACCCTCCCCGAGAGCAGGCCGCGAAGCTGCGGCGACTTGGCGACCGCCGCCGCGACCAGGTCAGTGAAGCCCCGCGCGTCGTTGGCCAGCAGGTCCACGACCGACCGCGCGTCCACGGCCTGGATGGTCAGGGCCAGCGTGTTCCCCCCGCCGCCTGCGCCCTCGACCTGGATGCCCACGTCGCCGTTGCTCATCCGCTTGACCGGGGCAATCAGCTCCGGCCCGGCCTCGCCGGCCAGGCCGACGCCGCCCCGCATCGGGAACAGCACAGGGCTCGACAGGACCCCGCCCTTGGCGAAAGCCGTAACCGCCTGGCCGCCTTGCATCACGTTGCCCTTGGCGCTCGGCGTGGTCGGGAAGGAGCTGGCCGGGTTGAAGAACCCGAAGGCCGAGTCGAAAGCCGCGCCGAAGGTCGCCTCGATGCCACGCGCCAGGCGCTGCTGGAGCAGGGCGTAGAGGATCGACCGGCCGAGGTCCTTGAAGGCCTCGCTCGCGCTCTTGGCGCCCTCGCCCATGCGGAACAGCGTGTCCGCAATCTGATTCGAGGCCCCTTGGCGGAAGGCCTGCTGCGCTTGCGTAAACGCCGTTTCGAGAGCCACGGCGCTCGACGCCGCCTCTTTGGCCGCCTTGGCGAAGATCTCGGTCTGCTTGGCCGTGTTCTCGTTGAGCACAGCCTGCGGCGTAGTCGGGGCCTCGGGCGCCACGCCCTGCGCCTTGAGCTGGTCGTAGGTCTCAACGAGCTTCTGCGCCGCATCGACGCGGCGCTTGTCCGCCTCGGCGGCCTTCCCCTGGGCGGCCAGGTTGGTCGAGACCACGTCGCCGTACTTGGCTTCGAGCGCCTCGAGCTCCGCAATCAAGGCCGCCCGCTCTTCGCCGACGGCCTGGAAGCCCATCTGGTAGGCGCGGAGCTGGTCGTCGCTGAGCCCGCCAGCACCGCGCAGCAGCTCGCGCTCGGCCTTGGCCTCGGCCACGTCCAGGCGCTCCAGCTCCACTCGGATCCGCTGGATCCGCTCGGTCGGGTCGTCAGGCAGCAGCCCGCCCAGCGCCTTGATGATCGGCGCCGCCTGAGCCGCGATGCTGGCGACCACGGCGCCGGCACGCGCTGCCGCCGCCTCGAGCCAGGCGCCGGCCAGCTCCGCGCCCTGCTGGATCAGTTGCACGACCCCCTGAGGGCCGCCGATGCGCGCGATCGACTCCGCCGCCTGCCTGGCAAGCTGGGCGCCGACCTGGATGCCGACCTCGGCCAGGGCCTCCACAGAGCCGTAGAACACGCGGGCCAGCCCCTCGACCTTCTCCAGGCCGCCAGCCGTCTCGATGCCGCGCAGGATCGCCTCGTTGAGCCGCGTGCCGAACTCGACCCGCAGGTCCGCCAGGGCCCCGCGCAGGCCCTTCATGCGGTTGGTGAAGCTGTCGGCCGTGCGGATCGCGTCGCCCTGGGCGTTTTTCCACCGGTCCATCAGCAGGCTGAGGCGCGCCACCACCTGCTGCTGAGCCGTCATCTCGCCCGAGCTGCGGGCCAGCCCGAGCCGGAACACCTCCTGCTCGACCTCGGCCGCCGTAAGCCGGGCCCCGAAGCGGTCCAGGGCCTCCGCGTTGCCGACCAGGCCCGAGCGCAGGAGCTGGAAGGTCTCGGCGTCCTGCTGGTCGAAGAACGACGCCAGGTCCACGCCGAGCTGCGTGACCGTCTTGGCCAGGTCCGTGGCCGTCTCCCGGCTGAACTGGAGCGACTGGAAGAACTGGCCGAAGTCTGCCAGGCCGGCACGCACTTCCTGGCGACCACGGCCAACGCCGCGGGCCAGGGCGTCGCCGAAGCCGGCCGCCTCCTCCTCGAGGTCGGCAAACACGACCGAGAAGCGGCTGTTGAGCTCCTGTGCGGTTGCCGCGGCCTCGCTCATCGAGGCCGAGATCTGACGGATTGAGCTGACGAAGCGCGAGGCGAAGAAGGCCGACACGCCGGCCAGGGCGGCCAGGCCGAACTTGTTGCGGTTCACCCACTCGGCGACCTTGGTCATCGTAATGACAACCCTGCGCCCGGCGCCGACGATCAGGTCGAGCGCCCAGCGCCCCTTGCGGCCAAGCTCATCCCAAACAGACGAGGTCTGGTTCTTGACCCGGACCAGGATCTCCAGCTCTTTGCGAACGTCAGCCACGGCCGTACAGCGCCTTCCGGCGCGCCTCCTCCTTGGCCTTTGCCTCCGCGTGACTCGAGCCGCCAGCCTCCCGGCGCTCCTTCTGCGCCTCCCACCAGGCCCGCTCCCCGTCCACGAACACGACGGCCTCGGCCCAGCCCGCCGACTGGTCGAGCCAGCCGCCGGCCGCAGGGAGCACCTGGCGCCCGTGGTACTGGGTGTAGGTCGTCATCAGCCTGTGCAGTCGCGCTTGGTCGGGCCCGTCGGCCGCCTGGATCTCTTGCCCCGGGCAGCGATGCCGCGGGGCCCGCCCGGAGCCGCCGCACACCGTGCAGCCGGCCCCAGGGCACTCAAGGCACTGAGACCACCACACGGCGCGCGGCGCCGGGGCTTCGCAGCCCCAGGCCTCGCGCGTAGCGGAGTCGCGCCAGGAGCACGTGCGGCAGTCGGGGCCGGGGGAACCGAGGTCCCCCCAGATGCTGGCGACCGCCGCCTGGATCAGTTTTTTTCGGCCGGGGCCAGGCGGCCGCGCTCGGTGATGGCGTTGGCTAGCTCGGTCCGCCACTCGGAGTCCAGGCGGTCGAGGCACACGTCGGTCACGTGCCGCGGGTGGCCCTTGATCGCCTCGAACGGCACTTCGGCGCCGGCGGCGTCGCGGAAGTTCGACCAGCCGACCAGCCCGAGGCGGAGGATGCGGAGCTTTTGCGAGCCGACGTTGATCCCGAGGTCCTCGCCGCGGCGCACCGCGAGCGAGTCCTCGAGGTCGGCCTGCTCCCCCACCGTGAGGCTGCGCAGGCGGAAGACCGTTTGCTGCTCGGGCGGCAGGGTGCGATCGCACTCCAGGACGTAGTCGAACTCCTGGCGCGGGTTCAGAGCAATGGGCATGGATCAGGTGTGGAAGAGGATGAAGTCGTTGTCCACGCCGGCCGTGTTCTTGGCCACGCCGTGGATCAGGCCCGTGGTCAGGCGGAAGTTCGCCTCCCAGGTCGCGCGCTGCGCCACGACCCCGCGCTGAAGGTTCCCGACCTGGGCGTGGTCGGCCTTCACGCGGAAACGGTTGTATTGCGACGAGCCCCAGGCCGTGTTGAAGCGGATCACCGTGCCAGCCAGCATCTTCTCGGGGAAGTTGTAGGTCGAGGCACCGGGCTGCTCGATCGTCAGCGACATCGAGGGCTCGCGGTTGTTGACCACGCAGGCGAGGTAGCCGTTGGTCCCGTTCGCGCTCTCGCGCATCTCCAGCTGGTTGCCGAGGCTGATCTGCGCTTGCTGGAACACAAAGTCGGCGCCCGAGAGCGTGGTCGCGCCGTCGATGATCGTGGCGCCGGCGTTCACGTAGCTCGGCGGGGTGTACGTCGTGTAGACGTTGGCCGCCATGCTGTCGAGCATCGAGGAATTGCCCCAGCTCTTATAGATGCCCCGGAAGGTGAACCGCAGGACGGCGCGGTCGTGGACGCGGAGGTCGATCTCGACGGTGCCACGGGCGCCGTAGAGGATCATCAGCTCCGTGTCGTTGTAGAAGTAGATCGTCGCGGTCGGGTTCGTCGTGGAGTTGCCCGTGGTCACAGGCAGCCAGGCGTAGCCGATGGTCGCGCCACCGAGCTGGGTCGGGGTGCCGCCGCTGATCGAGGTGAACGTGGCCCCCGAGCGGCTGCCCGTCACGGTCAGGTTACCGGTGAAGGCGGCCGAGGGGTCGCGCACCAAGACCTCGGTGGCGCCGGTGTACCAGTCCGAGATGGCCACGGCCGTCCGGCCCGAGGTCGCCTCGGTCAGCGTCTCGCCGTGCTGGATCGGGCCGCCCGTGATCGTGCTGGTCACACCCAGCGAGAACAGGGCTTCGACCTCGAAGCCGCAGGCGCGGAGCAACTTACTCCACTGCGGGGCCGCCGTCCAGCTCGACGAGTTGCGGGTGTCGCCCGACAGCTCGACGGAGAACCGAAGCTCCGCCGCCTGGGTGGCGCGGAAGTCCGGGTTGATGCCGAAGCTCTCGCGCACAAGGTTCCGCGGGAACACGTTGGGCAGGAACTCCAGCTCGGGCTCCATGACCCGGACGAGGTCGGCCGCGGCGAAGCTGGTAGCCTCGGTGCCCTCGGCGGATTCGAGCTTGACCGCGATTTGCTGTTTGAGGTGGATGACGGGTGCCATGGTTCAGATGGGGGTCGTTTGGTCGAAGATCGGGGTCCGGTAGTGGATCTCCCACTCCATCTCGGCGCCGGCCAGCGAGTTCTGGTCGAGCTCGAACGCAAAGTCCGTGCTGACGTGCTGCACGTCGATGCACAGGCCTTTGAGCTGCGGGTCCGCAAACAGGGCCTTTCGGATGTCCGCCTCGGTCTCCAGCACGCGCTGCTGGATACTACCGTCGCCCTGGCTCCCGAGGTGCATGAAGGCGATCGTGACGCGCAGCCGTCCCGTGGTTGCGTCGGTCATCATCTCGCCGCGGTCAGCGTACTCCGTGCCCTGCGGCACGATAGTAAACGCCGGATAGGGGCCTTCCATCAGCCCAGCCAGCCCGCGGCGCACAGCCTGCGGGGTGTGGTAGTAGCTCGCGCCCTTGACCACGTTGGTCAGGCGGACCTCCAGCTCCCGCAGGATCTGCTCTGAGACCGGCGGCGCCACCGGCTCCAAGCCGGCAGCGCCCACCAGCCACTCCGCAGCCATGCGGAAAGCGTCCTGGTCGTCCTTCGCCGTGTGCGTCTCGCCGTAGCCGCCCGCACTCGAGTCCTGGAAAACCAGGCGGCAGTTCGTCTGCCACCATTCGGGGTCCAGTTGCCTGAGCCGCCGATAGAGGATGGCCATGTGCCATCCGTCGTGGAATGCCGTGATCTTGTCCGAGATCACAGGCTGGTCCGAGGCGTTGAAGGCGAAGTCCGCCTCGGTCGCAGCCGGGGTCAGCCCCGAGAACACAGGCCCAGGGCTGTAGAGGAAGCCCCGCTGGGTTGCGTTGAGCGCTTGGACCCCGGGGTATAGGGTTTGGTTGATCCCGTAGCTCAGCGGCGAGAACCGCACCTGGTAGATGCTGAACGTGTCCGAGCCGCCCAGGGCTGGGTTCGCCACCTGGTTGACCGGGTTGCTGAGCTTCGGCGCCCACTGCTGCGGCACAGCCCCGGCCCCCGACTGCTTGTGCGCAGACCACCAGGCGTGCGCCTGGAGCACGATGAAGCCCGCCGTCCGGGTCGAGATCCCCGCCCGGAACTGCCCGGCCGGCGTGATGGCCGTGTCCGCCCAGTTGGGGCCCAGGGCCACCCACATTGCGGGGGCCGAGCCGCCCGAGCGCCCGGCCGTAAAGATCTTGTCGGGGTTGATCCCGATCGTCGCCGAGTTCTCCTTGAGGTACTGCACCGCGTGGCACGCGGACTTCATGCAGTTGGGGAACCCCGGGTCGTTCCAGTGCGCCTGCTCCGGCGGCGTCGTGGTCAGCGGCGGGTCGAACGTGCCGGCGCCAGGGGGGCCCCCGGCGGCCACGTCCTTCGTCTGGCAGGTGTTGGCGTAGACCACGACGCAGCCTCGCGTCAGGGCCTCGAACAGCAGCACCTGCGCCGTGTCGATCGTGGCCGGGATCGTGCCGCCGACGAAACCAGGGTTCTCGAACCACAGCAGCACCGGGTACCCGCCGGCCGGCGCCGGCAGGGTCGGGAAGAAGATCGACAGGCGCTCCGTCGCCGTCGCCGTGACGAACGTGGACGTGTAGGTCACGTTCGTGTAGGTCGGGCTCGGGGCCCAGGACGCAAGCGGCATTAGGTCGCCTCCTGGCGCCCAGAAGCGCAGTTAAACGGCATTAGAGCGCCTCCTCGAGCACAGCGACCGCCTGCCAGCGCGGCCCCGCGGGGGCGCCAGAGCGGAACTCCAGGAAGTGGACCAGGAGCGGCGACTCGCCAGGCGGGGCCCACAGCACGGGCTGCGCCCCGCCGAGGCTGGACTCCCAGGTGTCGAGCAACGCCGCGTGCTCCGCCGTGGTCAGCAGGTCCCAGCCGACGGCCCAGCGGCGCACCTCGCGCTTCGAGGTGGTCACGCTCACCGTCTGCGAGCTGGCGCGGGTCTGCACCATGCCCTCCGCGCGCGAGGACGACAGCTCGCGGCGGTAGTTCTGCGGCTCGACCCGGGCCGGGTTGACCGTCAGAGGCAGCGCAGGGTTAGCCACGGCGGTCCTCCAGGATCTGGGCCCCGGCCTTCTCGAGCATCACAGCGTGCACAGGCCCAAGGCGCTGCCACTGGGCGAAGAAGCCCAGGCGCGGCGGGATCCGCACCGACTTGCGCAGGACCCACAGCGCCACGGGCTCGCCGTCGGTGCCCGTCCCGTAGATGACCGGGGCTCCCTTTTTGCTCCGGCGGATGAAGGTCTCCCGCAGCTTGAGGCCGGGGATCTTCTGCGCCGTCATCCAGGTCGAGCCCACCTTCGTAGGCCGGGCGCCCTGGCGGACGACCCCCGCGCGGGTCAGCACCGCCGGAGTCGGGATCGTCAAGTACTTGCGCCGCCGAGGGCGGACCACGCCGCCGAGCTCCTGGATGCGCGCGTAGGAGATCGGCCCGGCCACGTAGCTCGACGCCTTCACGTCCTTGCCCGCCGATTCGTTGGCCCAGCGCATGGCGTTCCGCAAGGCGCCGGTCCGCTTCTGGAGCACCGTCCCGGTGTTCCGCGGGCCCGTGTAGCCCCGGAAGCTCTTGATCATCCGCTGCGTGTGCGCCGCCACCATGCGCGTCGAAAGGGCCTCCCCCTCCGTCTGCACGGCCAGGCCGCGGCCCTTGAGGTACTTCTCGAGGCCCGCGAAGTTGTGGGTGACGCGCAGCTCCGCCATGGTCACGCCATCCAGGTGATGCGCCGGTAGGGCGTCAGGATCCGCTGCACCACAGGCAGCAGGTCCACAGCCCCGGTGTAGTTGACGCTCGAGCCGCCCTGGTCCGAAGACTGCGGGGCCAGCGCCAGCCGGCGGCGCCATTCGTGCGTGACCTGCTTCTCGCAGGCGTCCGCCAAGGTCGGGTAGGCCGCGATCAAGGCCGTCGTGTCGGCCGCGAGCCCGCCCGTGTAAGTGATCTTCCAGGCCAGCGGGCCCGGGTCCCGAGTCTGCCGAAAGAACAGGATCCCCGACTCCGCGTCGAGCTGGTACTCGTCCGCCGTCAAGGTCTCCATCCCGTCCACAAAGTCGCCCTCCGCGCTGTGCAGCACCGTCGAGACCGCGGTGACCGGGAAGCCCCGGAGCTGCACAGACTTGGAACCCGCGTCGCAGGCGTAGAACTCGGTCCGAGCCGAGGTCGTCGTGTGCCGGTCGAGGAACCGCTCGATCGTGTCTGAGACCGAGGCGATCAGGTTGTCCAGCGCCGCCGACTCGAGCGCGGCCAGCGTGCCGGTCCCGATGCCGAGCAGGGTCGTAACCCGCGAGGTGGTCGTGAGCAGGAGTCCCATCAGGAACCCTCCGGGTCCATCATGCGGGTCCGGTAGAGCCCCGCCTGCCGCGCCACCGAGGGATCAAGCTCCCGGTCGTCGGCCAGGCGAAGCACGCCGGCCTCGACCATGCCCCGCGCATCGGCCTCGGACAGGTTGACCACGGTCCCAGGCGGGAACGTGACCATTTGCTGGTCCTCGGTGACGACGTAGCGGGGCATGGTCGAGGCTCTTCGATCAGGTGACGTTGAAGGAGAAGGTCTGCTCCAGCGCCTTGGTGTAGTCGGCGTGGAACAGGATCACCTGGACGCCGTACACGCAGGCGTCGGCGGTACCGGCAGTCGAGACGACGCGCAGATACCGCTGCTTGCCGTGCAGTCGGACGAGGCCCACCTTGATGGTGTTGTCGTCCGCGCTGCCGCCGGCTTCGGTGGCGTTGTAGATCGCACCGGTGATGTCGGTGTAGGAGCCACCCGACGCCGGGTCGTCCTGCACCTTGATCGCAAGCGCAGCGGAATCGTTGAGCGCACCGAAGTGCATCACGATCAGCGCGTACTCGTAGCCGCGCGCGTCGATCACGGGGCCAGTCTGCCCCACGGTGTAGCTGGCCGGGTTGATCCCCGGCAGGGCCTTGCAGATGGTTCTCGGGTCGTACTGCATTTGTTTGTCCTCCTGGGAATCAGGTGGTGGCGAAGTTGGAGGACGGGGCAAAGGCCTTGCCCTGCTCCACAAGCACGTCGTGGTCCATGAACGCCGTGACGGTCAGCACGTCTTTGGACTGGTTGGTGCCGACGTACCCGACCTTGAAGTCGAGGCCGCCCCAGTGCAGCGCAACGCACGCGCTGAAGTCGCCGTACAGCAGGAACTCGCTGGACGAGGCCTTGGCCGGGGTCGTCTGGTTGTACTCCAAGAAAGGCAGGCCCATCAGCGAGTTCAAGCGGCCGCGATCGTTGGTCGGGATGAGCTGGCGCCCGTCCGCGTCCTTCGAGTTGGCCAGCTTGCGGCCGACTTCGGCGCGCGACACCCAAGCCCAACGGCCGGCCGGGTTGTCGTAGAGGTTGATCGCCGGAGCGTACACCATCTCGCGCAGCTTGTCGGTCACGTTCTGCGAGGCGCCCGAGTAGGTGACGCCCGAGAAGCTGACCGCACTCGGCAGCGTCGGCACGTTGGTGATGCCGCGCGGCTCCGACGCCGAGCCGGCGCCGAAGAAGATCGTGCGGTCCTCGCGCAAGGCCAGCTTGCGGCCGATCACCTGGCGCACGCGCGCCTCCATGGCGATCGCCGACTGCATCCGCATCCCGCGGGTCAGGCTGGTCTCAGCCCCCATGGTGTGCGGGCGAGCGTTGATCACCGAGTAGGTGTTCTCGCTCGCGGTCATCGCCTGCTCCGCCTCGGTGTCGATGTAGTAGGCGATGGTCCCGCCTTCATCGACGATCCAGGAGAAGTTGCCGCGCAGGCCGTCCATGCGGCGCACGCCGGCCTGGTAGGCCACGGCGTTGGCTTCCAGCTCCGGCACGATCGAATCGAACATGACAGTGCTCGGCACCAGGGCGCCGCCGGCCGCGTCCGTGCCGATGTTCATGGCCGCCTTGGTGATCTGGTCGCTGCCGATCTGGTCGCGCAGCTGGCGGATGACCTCGGCTTCCAGGCCGTGGCTCTTCGCCTTCCAGGGGTTGAAGTTGAGGGCGTTCGGAGCCTGCTCGGCGATGCCAAGCTGGATCGCACGCCACAGGCTGAACTTGCCGTCTTCGCCGTTCTTGGCGTACTCGATGCCCGGCATGGCCGCGCGGGCGGCCTCTTGCTTCGAGGCTTCGAGTTTGCTGATCAGGTCTTGCTGGGCCTTGATCTTGGCCTCCAGCTCGCCGCGCAGCTCCTGCGTGGCGGCGTCCTGGCGCTTGGCCAGGTTGGCTTCGAGGCCCTTCTCCAGGCCGTCGAGGCGCTTGTCGAGATCCTTGAGGATGTCGGTCACGATGCGTTCCTTCCGAGCCGTCGGGCTCGTTGATCGATGAGGTCGAGCAGTTGCCCCGCGTCGTATCCCCGGCCGGCATCCGACCCCCGAGCGTCCGCCCCTGCCGGGGCACTCAGGCGATCACCAAGCTGGGCCACAGCGCGCTCGATGCGCGCCAGCGACTCCGCGAGTTCTTCCGTGCGCTGAAGCGCGCGCTCCCAGGGCAGCTCCGGGCGCGGCACAGCCGAACGGCGCGCCGACATGCCCTCGAGCTGGCGCAGCAGCTCGCGCTCGGTCTGGAGCGCGCCGCGCACGTAGCTGTCCCCCTCCTCCTCCGTGATCACACCGGCGCCGATCGCCTGGCGGACCGAAAGCTGGAGCGCGTCCGGGTTCGCGGGCACGCTCACAAGGCTGATCTCGAGCAGCTCCTGGCGCAGGAACATCACCCCCCAATCGCCGAGCCCGAGCTGCTGCCGGCGCGTCTTGTCGCTCACCGTGTCCACCTCGAGCGGCAGGAAACCGACCGACGTGGCCTTCAAAATCCCGGCCTTCGCCAGCTTGTAGCGGCTGTCCGCCACCGGCGACGCGCCCTCGGGGGCAAACGTGATGTCGCCCCAGAGCTTGCCGAAACCCAGGTCCTTCACGTGCTGCGGGCTGTTGCCGATCGGCTGGTCCGTGTCGTGGCCCCACAGCGCAATCGGGTTTCCCGAGAAGTTCGCCGTGTCCCAGCCGGCGACGCGGATGATGTCGCCCATCCGGTCCACCTTCTCCGTGCTCCAGACGTAGCGCAGCGTCCGAGACTCCTCGGAGACCACCTGCACCTCGTCCGCGTGGGCGCGGATGCACGTGCCGCCTTCCAGCTTGGCCTTGAGCACGGCCGCTTCGCCGGCCTCGCGGAAATGCCGCTCCGTCGCCACGCCGGCGCGGATCAGCAGCTTCAAGCGCTCGATGTCGTTCACTCTGCGGCCTCCGGGATGTAGGGCGCCAAGGCACAGCGGCAGTTCACGACCTCTTCCGCAGGCGCCGCCGGGTCGCCCGGGAAGCGCAGGTTCTGCGCGTACTCCTCACCAGTCGGGCGGATCAGCCCGTCGAGCTTCGCGTGGCTCTCGCGCGTCGCGTCGTCCGCAGCAGCGACCCACATCATCTGGTCGATCCCCGCGACGCGCGCCTCCGAGAACCGGGCCGAGTTCGCCGCCGACGTGACCTCGGTGCGCGCGATCCGCTGCGCCCGCTCCGGGATCCGGTCTTGCAGGATCCGCAGCTCAGAGTTCAGGTCCTCGAGCGTGCTCTGGATCGCAAGCCCGAGGCCCGACGGGTCAAGCGGACCAGGCGCCAGGAGCACGCGCGCGATCGTCTCCGTGACCGCGTCGGCAAGGCGCGACAGCACGCCCTCGGCGAGCTTCACCCGCTTGGTCGCTACGAACGCCGCAAGCTCCGCAGATCCCGGGCCGATCGACACCGAGGCCAGCGACAGCTCCGCGGCCAGGTCCGCCGCGGCAGCCAGGTAGACCTGCTCCACGACCGGCAGGACCTTGGACGTGAAGTCGTCCACGAAGCCCTCGATGCGCGGCAGCTGCGCCTGGATCGCGGCCAGGAGTAGCGGGTCGATATCGGGCGGCGGCGCCTTGGTGCGCCACGACGGCGCGGCCGACATATGCACCACCGGCTCCTTGCCCTCGGCGATGTCCTTGAGCCGGCGGCGGACGGCAAGCACGTAGTCCTCGAGCACGCGCCCGCTGCGCTTCGCCACCTTGGCGTCGGCGCTCTGGAGCCGCTCGTCGAACTTGCGCTGGTAGGCCCGCCGCTCGGGCTCCGACTCGAGCCCGCGGCGCTCGGCGGCGTGGATCGCCCGCTCGCTGCCCTGCGGCGGCTCCGGCTCGTCCTGCTGCGCCGGGGCCCCGGGCGGGACGCCTGGCAGGGCCCCGCCCAGGTCGAGCGGCTCCGGCTCGTCGAAGTCTTCGTCGGTGAGCGGGTTGATCTCCCACTCGGCCAGCTCGGCCGCCTTGTTGAAGGTCACGCCGAGGGCGCAGAGCTTCGACACGATCTCGACCTTGGCCCCGAGGTCCGCACGCAGGGCAGGCACGCGCGACAGGTCCCAGCTCGCCCCATAGCCGCTCTCGGCGCCGCGCAGGCGGCCAAGGAACCCGTCCTCGAACTCGCCGGCCACGTACTCGAGGTGCGGGGCCATCGTGTCTTCCCAGAAGACCTTCTTAGCCTCGTGGGCGCTGGCGTAGTTAAGACCCTCGGTCAGCCCGAGCAGCGGGCGCGTCACGCCAAAGATCGCCATGATCCCGTTGAGGCCCCACTCGCGTACCTGCTGGTGCGCCATGTCGGTCGGCGAAAAGGCCACGTTCTCGGGGCGCACACCGTTGGCGAGCAGCAGCGGCTTGCCCGCGTTGGAGCTCGACAGCCGCGTGCTGATGCTTTGATTCGCCTGCTGCGCCTGCTTGTCCGTCAGGTTCGCGTCGGTCGAGAAGACCAGCGACGGCAGGCCGTAGTTCTGCGCCAGCGCCTCGTCGAAGCGCTCCGCGCTGAACTCCTTGGCAGCAAGCCGCATCGCCGCCTGCGCCGGCCCGAAGCCGCGCAGCGGCGAGTAAGGGTCCGGCAAGCGCAGGTGCCACACCGACTCCGCGGGCCAGGTCATGGCCGCGTTCCCGACGCCGTAGCTCCAGGACACGATGCGGCTCGTGTTCGCGTCCACGTAGGGCGAGGCGCGCGTGCCGGGGATGCACAGGATCTCCTCGGGCATCTCCCCGCGCCCGACCGGCTCGTAGCGGTTGAGCTGCGGGTTCAGCTTCGACAGCAGCCACAGCACCTCGCCGTCGAGGTCGAGGTAGAGCGA